CGGGCGTGAACACGCCACGGGCGCCTACCAGGCCATTCAGGACCAGGTTCGCAAGGCCACGCTGGACCGTCTGTACGACAGGCGGGACAAGACTGGTGGAAACTTCAGCGAAGACTGGATCCAGGAAGAGGCAGCAAAGGCTGCCGAAGAGGTGGCGCGTTCGTACGCAACGGTCATCGGTGATCTTGACTCTTTGGGTCGGACGCCGGAAACAGTGAGCGAGATGGACACGATTACCTCGAAGCCGCCGGTTCCCGCCCCCGAATTCAAGAAGGGCATGGACCGCGGCTCGGTTGATACGGCTGTTCGTGAATTCAACACGGACACTCTTACGCGTCTTGCTCTTGATGTCTCCGCAGGTGGGGACACCAAGGCCTGACGAACTCTGACCCAACCCGCCAAGGAGGCGGATTCACATGGCTTACGCAACCACTGGCTCTCTGTTTGACAAGCAGAGCGACCGGATTCAGGAGGTGCTCAATAAGAACATTGAGCTCTTCCTCCCGGCGCTCGACCCTGCATGGCGCGACACGTTCGTGACCAGCCAGGGTGTCGGCCCCGCGTCCCTCATCGGTCGTGACCTCAAGATCCTCAAGATCTACATGGGTTCGATGGCCGGCGTTCTGGACATGGGTGACAACACCCACAACTTCGTCCTCTACGGCGACAAGACCGTCACGGACATTGGTGCGAAGCTGCAGCAGCAGTCGAACACCAACACTTGGCCGGACGCCACCGATGGCGTGATGGCCAAGCCGTACCGTCTCGGCGTCGGCATGAAGGCCATGGTCTCCAACCTGTACATGTCGCTCGGCGAGATGACGGCTGAGGCCACCCCGGCCTTCATCGGCGAAGTGATCGGCCCGAAGCTCGAGGGTCATGCGCGCCTGATGGCGCACACCCTGTGCAACTACTGGTATCTCGCCGAGAACGCGAACTACCAGCTGAGCACCATCGCGTTCGATGCAAGCAATGCCGAGTACTCGACGAACTTCCTGACCACCACTCCTGCGACGTTTGCGGCTCCGGCCACGACGGTTTCGTACAACCCGAATGCGATCCGGTTCCAGGTTCCGGAGAAGAACATCGACCGTTATGCCGTGGGCATGCGCGTTGACATCTTCACTGGCGCCACGCCCCAGATCCGCATGAACGACTCGCAGTCGGCTGCTGCCTCCCAGAACAACACCACCCGCGTGTCTGCCTGGGTCGCTGCCGTCGACGAGGTCACCAACAAGGTGACCATCGCGTTTGGTCAGGCGCTCACGGCAACGGCGTTCAGCTTTACGACCACTGCAACGACGTACTACGTGTACTTCGCAAATGCTCGTAAGCTGAACAGCGGCGCTCCTTCGTCCTCGAACGGTTACGGCTTCGCTGGCATCAACAGCTGGCTGAAGAACACCGGCAACCTGCTCGGCGGCGATTACGACTCCTCGAACGCGATTGACGTGAACGTCCACCCGGAGTTCAAGTCGTTCTTCAAGTCGAGCGTCGGCACGCTGACCGAGCACAAGATGCGTCAGTACCTCCGCGGCTTCCACCGCGCGAAGGAGAAGTACGGTCAGTACATCGACTGCCTCATCGCCTCGGACGGCGTGTGGCTCAACTACGAGGCGCAGAAGATCGGCCAGTACCAGCTGGACCGGACCAACCGCCTCTCGAGCCTCACCAACGAGGGCAGCCAGGAAGGCTTCAAGTTCACCTTTGACGGCCGCACGTACACCGGCTACACCTCGAACTACATCGAGGACGGTACGGTCTACGGCATCCGCAAGGGTGGCCAGAACTGGAAGAAGTACGTCCCGCCGAGCCCGAAGGGCACCCAGAAGTTCGACAAGGCGGAAGGCTTCATCCCCTTTGAGTTCGTCGGCCCGGCCCTGGGCTACGCGGACGTCAAGGTGCCGATCCAGCGCGTGTCTGGCAACAGCACGCTGGTGACGGAAGGCATGCAGATGCCGGGCATGCTGCGTATGCAGCTCGTCCCGGATCAGCCGTCCGGCATGAAGCTCACTGGTGTTACCACCGATCGCCAGTACGGCGACGCGTCGTAAGGTCCTCCCTGAGGCCCCGTCTAAGGACGGGAACCACGCCATCCCCCTGCATCTTCGGGTGCAGGGGGATGTGTATTTTGGAGATGTCCGTATCATGTAGTCATGGCAGACAAGGAAAACCCGTTGTTCAACGCACCGAAGACCGAAGGTGCCAAGCCTGCGCCCCAGATGCCGCCGTCTGCTGGTGGGCGCAAGTGCGGTTGCATTGAGAAGATGATGAGCGCCCAGCAGTCGCTTCGTCTTCAGCATTGGATGACCAAGTCGCACGCCGAGCACAAGGCAATCGGCAAGGCCTACGAGGGCTTGGACGATCTCATCGACACGTTTGTGGAGACGCTGATCGGTGCCAAGAGCCGCGAAGTCCTTTCGGGCATCTCCTCGCTTTCTGTTGGTGGGGATGTCCAGAAGATCCTTGCGGACCTTGAGAACGTGCTACGCAACGATATTCCAAAGGACGTTGGCGAGAAGGAAACCGCGTTGCTCAACATCCGTGATGAGATCTTGGCTCTTGTCCAGCAGACCAAGTACCTCCTGACCCAGGGCTAATATGGCCAAGAAGAAGTTTCAATTCAAGTCGAAGCACAAGAACCCGCTTGGTGGCTTGAGTGAATTGGGCCGCAAGGCTTACAATAGCGCCACTGGCGGCAACCTGAAGCGCCCGCAGCCCGAGGGCGGCTCTCGCCGAAACTCCTTCTGCGCCCGCATGAAGGGCATGAAGAAGAAGCTGACCAGCAGCAAGACGGCAAGCGACCCGAACTCCCGCATCAACAAGAGCCTTCGGGCATGGAACTGCTGATGAAATCCAACCCGCTTAACTCACTGGTGGGGAACATCAACAAGCGCAAGAAGCTTGGGATCAGCCGACCAAAGTCAAAGTCCACCGTGGACCCGAAACAGTACGCCAAGATGAAACGAGGTTGGAAATGAAGATGTCTAAAAATCCCATCAAGTCCGTGCAGGACAAGATCCGCAATGCAACCAAGGGCAAGCCCTTTGGTGGCGGCATGGGCAAGAAGTGCTCGTGCGGCAAGTCCGGTTGCAACTGCGGCAAGAAGATGAGCGGCCTCTTTGGCAAGAAGGCGTATTGATGACCGAGATCGAGATCACGTTTGACCCGAAGTACGAAGCTGCGTGCGCTGGTCTGGCAATGGACCAGGACCACGAGGTGCTGCCTGACAGCGACTGGATCCGCTTTGCGCGTCGCGTCACGGGTATCCCGGAGTTGTTTGTGTACTTTCACCGCCGCACAGAGAACTTTGTGCTGGCCAAGTGGCTGTTCAAGCCGGACGTGTGCCTTGAGTTGGAGTCGTTTCCTGTTGCTCCCGACCGTGGTGGCTGGATGTCTGCCGATGAGTTGAAGGCCCGGTGCAAGCCGGTGGATGACACCGTGCGCGCCATGAAGGACAAGATGCGCCAGGCATCGTCTGAGCGCAAGACCATGATGGACGACCACGCGCACGAGAAACGCGCCACTGTCAAGCGTTTGAAAAATCGCGGCCACGACCGCGCAGCGCACGGCATCGAGACCGGCGCGCAGCCGTGGGTTGGCGAAGCCAAGGGTGGCGAGTCGTATCGCAAGACCTGCGAGATGCTCAAGAACATTGCAAAGGTGACCTGACATGGACGCAACAGGTGGATTCATCCAGACCGTCATCGACCGTACGCGCGCGTACCTGGACGATCCTTCGCTCGATGCGAAGTACGACGACAACTTCCTTGTGAAGAACGTCATCAGCCCGATGTTTGCGTCGATTGCATCGCGCATCAACAACTCGACGAGCAACCCGATCAGCGTCTGGATTCCGTTTCCGCTCACGGAAGGCACGGAGTACTACGCCCTGCCTCCTTGCGTTGGCGAAGTGTGGCGCATGGCAATCCGCAACGACGACAACTACGTCAGCCGCGAGGCAATGCCGCGCACTGAGTGGCACTACCGTGGCCCCAATTGGAAGGTAGAGGGCAACATGATTGTGTTTAGCCCAAAGCCAGACATGGACTACCCGGACATCCAGCTGCAGTTCATGCACAGCGGCGAAATCATGCCGTTCCGCGCCAATGCTACTTTGGTTGGCGCTCCAACTGTTACTGGTATTACAGGTACTGCTGGCCAGTTTTCCTGCACCACAACAACCGCTCTGCTTGTTGGGCAGGCCATTACGATTACGGGAACCTTTGGTGGTAGCGGATTCATTTCTGGCTACACCAGTGGAAAGACGTACTACATCATTGCAACCAACGGCACGACGACGTTCACGTTGTCCGCAACCGAAGGCGGCACTGCAATCACGACTGCGGTAGGAACTCCCGCTGGCTTGACGTACACGGTAGCCGCCGACACGCTCGTGTTCTCGATTACCAACACGCCCGAGGTTGGTGTAATTGACCGCCGTGACAACGCGTATCTGGGCAGCATGGTTCGCATCCTTACCGCTACGGGCATCATTGAAGAGCGGATCATTTCCAAGTGGACGAAGAACAGCACGCTCTTCCAGACGAAGGTGCGCTTGCCGTTTACTTACGCCACGGCTGGCTCGTTGACTATTGAGTACGCGCCCTTTGGCCTTGAATCGCTCTATGAGGCGGTTGCTGTTGGTGGGGCTATCAAGCTCGGGACGTACAAAAAGATCACCGGGTCGCAGTTCCAGATGTTGCAGATGCAGTACAAGGATGCAATGAAGACCTGCATGGATCACTTCAGCAGCCAGCAGATGCGCACGGGCAAGTACTTTGAGCGCAACACTGCGGACAACAAGCTCAACGACTGGCGGAACATCTAATGGGTCTTCCTGGACAAGAAAACCAGGAAAGCGGTCATCAGCCCGATGCGCTGAGTCTTCTAAACCAGTTTCCAAACCCCAACAAGTTCCTGCTGCGGAACATCTTTGGCACGCAAAATGTGGGTTGGTCAAACGAGAGCGGCCCATCTCCGTTCTCTTTCAACTTTGAAAACCCGATAGTTCCAGCAACGAACTTTGGTCTTCCGTGGGTGCCGGGTCCGCAGATGGGTTGGAGTCCCACCAACATATCGGTCATCAACTTTGGTGGCGGCTTTGGCGAAAACGGAATGAACGGGACCAACGGTTCCAACGGGACCAATGGGTCTGGTGGCGCGGTAGCCGTGAGGTATTACACAGACAGCGGCGATGTCACCGTTGATCCCGCCGACGAGATCTACTTTGACTTCCCAGATGGATATGTGTTTGACGATGGAAACGGCACGGTGACCGTGCAGTCTCCGTCTGGCGGTTCTGTTGGAACGCTGACCGCCAATGCGCCATTGAACGGCGGCGGAAACATGGCGTCCAACCAGAGCGTTGGCTTGAGTTACGACAGCACGGATTCGTTCCAGTTGTCTGCCGGAACCACGCTGCAACTGAAGACGATTACGGTGACTGCGCCGTCGGATGCCGGTGCCGTGACCGCAATTACAACCGACAACTTTGGGCGCGTCACTTCGTTTACTAGGCAGCTGCACGGGATCTACAAGATCACTGGTTCGAGTTTTGTGAGTCCGGGGCACTGGGAATACACTGTGCTCGAGCAGACATCTCTTGGTGGAACATGGCCGTTCTTCCAGAGTGGATCAACTTCGCTTACTGCGTACAACTTGCTAGAAACAGCAAACACATCGTCTTTGGCTTATGGTCTACCGGCTGTTGGCACGGCTGCTCCCGTTGAGTTGACCAGTCAGGAGGACTACAAGATGTACCCGGTCCCCAACAACATGATGGTGGAGTTGTGGAAGTGGGGCAGCAGGTACTTCTTCTCGGCACCTAACAAGATTGACGGCGCCTGCCCATGATGAACTTGCTTGTCCGGAGGAAGTGCTGCTGCGCCGGTGGGAAAGTAAAGCAGTGGACTGCTTCCGTGTGCACGGTTTCTGGTTCCTGCGTATTCACGTGCGCTGGCGCGGTTGCAACCTGCATCCCGACGATCACGTTCTGTGATTCGTACCGAGAGACAATTGGCCTGCCGGATGCGCTGGATCCTTTGAAGTGTTACATCATGTCGCTTGGCGGTTGCTTGTATGTGGTGAACGACTTCACTTTTGTATCCTCATGCGACGAAACGCCGACGTCTACTCGCAACATCGGCACGCTTGAGGGGATCTATGACAAGCCGGTGGGCCAGAACTGCAACACGTTGTGTCCTGACATTCAGAATGTTGGCTACAACTTTGGACCAGATGAGTGGATTGGCGGTATTGCCTGCGGCAGCGACATCACGCTGACTTATGTGTGGACTGATGCATTTTGCAAAGGTGGAATTGATGATCCTTGCAATCCTGCATTTCCAGATCCATGCGTAAAGAAGATTGGAACGATTACTACCCAGTGGAACCTTGGTGAGTTCCCGTCGACGTTTTATGGTGTTCCAACCCAGTGCACCCCAGATCAGGCACCATGTACTGATTGCGTTACATTTAACCCTGTTAGTGCCCCAACGAGCATGAATTACAGCAATCAGATTGCTGCGCCAAATAACTGCAATCTTCTTTTCCCAACAGACCCCTGCGGTAGCAATCCGTCATGTATTGTTCGTGGTACTTTTTCGTGCAGCATTCAGCAGATTGCTCCTGAAAATCGAACAAGCTCGTTTGCGTTTTCGATCACGCGCAGCTGCGCGTATCCGTTTGGTGACGGAACTGGCTGGGCTCAAGATGGAGCTGGAAACGCATGGAATGGCGGCAACACCCTTCAAATTGATGGTTGCATCTTTAGGCTTGAAGGTCCCGGATGCAAGTCGTCAACGCTTGCCAGTAAGATCAATAGTGTTCTTGGACAAGCATCCCAAACTGGATCGACTACGTTTGCTGCTGCTGGAAATAATTCGTGGATAGGATCTGCGTGCCCAACCATTCCACCAACCACTTGCAGCAATTGCATTGATGGTCCGTATCTATGGGATGGACCTTTTTACTCAAGTGGTGGATTGATTGCTACTTGGTTTGCAACGCCGCAGTTCACCTACACATTTCTTTCAAGCCTTACTTCGGGCAACTATAGTTTTAATGATCCGGTTAATGGTTGCCGTTGCACAGGAAGCGCTTTTGGAAGAAATGGCGGCCAGTACATGTCAACCAATTTCTTTGACGGTACCGGTCCTGCAATTGAGTATGCCGTTTCGTTGTCTGGAAATTCATTCAGCATGATTGATGAACTAGGTGCTTCCAATCCTGCTTGCTGCCCACCACCCAACATGTCATGAGAATCAGCATCAACGGCAAGATCATCGAGAGCGTGGACTGCCAGTCGTGGTCCTTGGATGTCGACCAGCCGTTCTGCCACAAGGGGTTGGACGTGGCTGGGTGCGCGACGTGCGCCCTGCGGGTCGAGCGAAAGAAGACCCCACCTGCCAAGATGCTGCGGAAGGCGGCGTCGTGGGTCAAGGCCGAGGTCAGCAAGTACACGCAGGAGCTGGCCGAGGGGCAGTACGAGGCGCGGCTGGCGACCTGCCGGGCGTGTGAGTTCTTGAATCCCCGAGAGGATCCGCAGGTGGGGTTCTGCAAGGCGTGCGGGTGCGGGGAGACCGCCAGGGCAGAACTGACAATCAAAGGAAAGATGCCTGCTGCCACTTGTCCGAAGGGGAAATGGCCGGTTGTACCGTAGAATGTGACCGATGCAGGACATCACCTGGCCCCTCCCCCTCAGTGCTGCCTCCCAGAGCAAAGACGTCTGGAAGGGCGGCGCTGTCACCAGCCCCATCTGGGAGTTGGTGGGGGTCGACGGCACGAACCAGGGCGCATCGGTCCCGTATCCGGGGTTCCGTGAGTCGTGGGTGTTTCGGTACGAGAACCTTGCTGGCTCTGATTTCCCGGGAAACAGCAACACCAATCCGTACGCCACGAATCCCCACCGAGCAATTGTTCTAGACTTCTGGACGTTTACGGCGCGCATTGGCTCGAGCAAGTACTGCTACGGCGTGGTGTACTTGGCCCAGCGGCCTAGTTCAACAACTCGCGACCTTATCATCGAGGGCTACCGCACGGATACGTCCGCGTACTTCCAGCGCGTACTCGTCGAGAACAACGCTTTGTTGGGTGTGTCAACCGGCGACTACGCAATCAACGTGGTGCCGACCTCGCGTGTCGTTTACGTCTTTATTCGCGGTATGGCGCCCAAGGCAATCAGCTGGACTGACAGCGTTGCTGCGCTGAACATCGTGTCCGCTGGTCCAGGATCCAAGCCTCTTGGCACGTGGTTTTCAACAAACGTTGTTTCTGCTACTCCGTATGAGCCAACCACGACTCTTCTGCCAAATCCTTCTGGTGGAACCGTTGGATCATTTGTCGTGTATAGCAGCACTACAAACCCTTACGCCGCAAACTACTGGTCGGATACTTCTGCTAGGTGGACAACCGCAACGTCTCAGAAGGCTGGTGACTACTCGTTTGCTGTGCAGTTTGAGGACTCGAATACTGGTCGCCGTTCGCAGTTGAGCGATAGCGCAGCCGTGACGTTTACTGGTGCAAACCGCAAGTTCACGGTTGTTGGCATTGTGGACACGGCGAAGTACGACACGGTGAAGATCTGGCGCAGCGTTCGCACTACCAATGCGGCTGGCGTCTTTACGAACGGCATCCTTCAGCTCGAGGCCACGTTCCTTGCTTCTGCGTACGAGATCACAACAACCGGACCCATTTGGAGTCCTGCACTTGCGGCTACGGTGAAGAAGTGGGGTTACGCGGTTCAGAAGGACGACCGTCAGTTGGTGATGCAGGACACGTTCCAGGACAAGCCTGCGTTCCTTGACAGCGTTCCGTTTGGTGGTGCAGCCGCTGCGTTCCAGAGCCAGCTGTATGTGTCGAACATCCAGGGGCAGGCTGCTGGTACCGATGACCAGATGAAGTCCGTAGGTGAGATCCGCTGGTCGAGTGCGTCTGATGGGTCGTACGAGTTGTTTGCACCGAAGGGTCGTTGGACACCGGATCTGTTTGGCGACACGCCGATTGCGTTCCAGCAGGCCGGTCAGTTGCTGGCCGGGTTCTCTGGAAACCAGATCTACTTCATCATGCGTGATGGCGCATTTGTGCGTGTAATGACGGCCCACTCGGGGTATGGCGTGGTTGGCCCGTACGGGGCGTCGAGCATTGGTCCGATGATCTATTACGTGACCCACCAGGGTGTGCGCGTCCTGTATCCGGACGGACGGCTGGATGAGGTTGGCGCAATGGACTGGCTGATCTCCCAGGACTGGGCGGATGACTTGGAGCGCGTGTCCTTGGCGTTTGATCCGCGCACTACGGCCCTGTACTTCCTGAACCCTGTGAAGGGCAAGGCTGCGTGCCTGTGGTTTGCCAGCGGCACCGTTAGCGAGCTGCACCAGATGCCGTTCACCAAGTGCACCCGCGCGCTGTATCCCCGCTCGGTTGGTGGGGCACTTGAGGACACGGCTTTGTTCCTTCTGTCCCCTACGGACATTGAGCATAACGCCAACACCACTGGTTTCCGCGCGCGCTTGATGCATCCCGCAAAGACGGGACTCGATCGGGTGCGAGTGCCCAGCGGCAGCAACCTATTTGAGGGCGTGCACTACGGGCTCATTGACGGAAACTGCGACCGTTGCGTTTCAGCAACGATGATCGACAATACTGGTGCGGTTCCCAAGTCTGTGGTTGTTGAGTGGAACGCACGTTCCAATGGCTGGACTCCAGACTGGACAATTATTGGTGCGTATCTGAAGATTGTGGGAGACACGGTTTCCCGGTCAACTTCTTTTGCAGACGCAACGTACTACCAGTACACGTTCAAGATTGTTTCTTTGGAAGCTGCAGCTGGCGGCAAAGTAAAGGTTGTTGCTGTCTTGGTTGCAGACGAGGTGACGCCTGACATAGATCCTGGGGCTGAGATATTTCCAACTTCAATTGATGTGCTTGTGGCAATCAATCCGGTGGTGATGAAGGTCCAGACTGCCATCCTCCCTGGTGGGCAGGATGCGACCGGGTTCATGTTGTCCCGCCAGGTGTCGTCTATGGGCGCCATGTTCAGCGGGTACCAGTACTCCAACGCCGTGGACTCGGCTACTGGGTACAACCAGTTCTCGAGGTGGTTTGCAAACCTGTACAAGGGGGAGGGTGACACGGCGTACCTGAAGGGGTATGCCTACAACCCGTCGACCAATGACACGTACAAGACCATCGTTGACGGGCAGACGCCGGTCCACGCGTCGTGGAACCAGACGAAGACGACTGGAACCGCGTCGTCGATGGTAATAGGCCCCCAGTGGAGCGTCGAATTTGTGGCGTTTGTGGTCGGCCAGACGTTCAGGCTCCTTGCTTTGAGCGTGAAGGGCCGTATCCTTGACAGCGAGAGAAGCAAGAATTCCTATGCCTAACTACCCTTCATTTATCAGCCCTGAGCGGCAGCGGCAACTCCAGAACAGACAGCCAAAGGACAACGACTTCGGCCAGCCAATGTCTGGCGATGATTACTTCTCTCGCATGCAGCAGCAGCAGAGGGGTTCATCCACTCCACCCTATAGGCCGTCCAACCAGTTCAACCAGCACGTTCCATCAACTGCACCAAATAGGCCGTCCGGTCAGTACGGTCGTGGTTCCAGAAACACTCTTCCTACTGGTGGGGTGCACTCGGGTGACTTTGTTGCCGAAGCGCACATGGCCGACTACGAGAATCAGGCGCGCGCCCGCGAGCAGCAGCGCCAGACTCTGGAGGCGTACATGCAGAACCTGCGCGGCGTCGACGCGCTTGGTCAGCAGGGAATGCAGCAGGCCCAAATGGCTGGTCAGCAGGGGATGCAGATTGGAAGACAGGGCCTCGAAGCCCTTATCAATCAGGGCAAGGACGCTACCAACGTATACCGCCAGACTCGTGGCGACGTTGGCAAGACCATGGCTCTCGCTAAGGGCGAGATGCAGAAGGGCGTCGATACGATGATGGGTGCGATCGGGGACCACGACTTCTTTCGGAAAGACACCGTCTCTGGAGGGGTTAATGCCATTCAAAGCCAATTCCAGTCGGCGCGCGAACAGATTAACTCCAACCCGAATCTGAGCCCCGAGGACAAGCAGGCCGAGCTTCGCAACCTCGACAACACGATGCGCCAGCAGACGTCGATGTATGCGTCGCAGGCTGACTCGCAGGCTGCAGAATCAATGCTTGGCGCAAAGAACGCGCTGTCGCAGATGCAGGCCAACATGGGCGCAACCCTTGGTGGGCTTGGCATGCAGGGTGCTGGGCTGTCTTCAAGCGCAGGGATGCAGGCAGCAGGCATGAACCAGCAGGCGCTGCAGGCTGGTTACAACCTGATGGCGTCGCAGAACCAGTTCATGGCAAGCCTTGGCCAGAGCGCAACCGCACAGGCAATTCAAGCGCGTCTCAATGGAAACATGGTTGGAGCGCAGTTGGCCGAGATGCGTCCGCTTGGTGCGCCTAACATGGTTGACACCATCCTCGGCGCACAGTTGGCGCAGGGCATGCGTCCTGGTGATCGTGCTACCGGAGAGTTTGCGGGCCGCATGGGACAGATGATGGGCATGGGCAACTTCCGTGGATTCACGGACCAGCGTCAGGCATCTCGAACCCGCCCCGCCGGTCGTCCGTTTGGTGGGAGTTTTAGTTCTGGGGCTGGCAGTCAGTTCCGAGGAATTGCTTAAGGAGAAGCCATGGCAGGATACGAACCCACCAGCGCAGTTAGTCAGAACACCATGTCCGCTTCGGCGATGTACGGTGCGCAGCAGCCCAACCAGGCGCTTGGCTATGCCGGTCTTCAGCAGCAGCGCCAGCTTGCCCAGCAGGGAATGGCTGCGGACGAGCGGCGTGCTGGCGAAGACATGGAGCAGTTCTACGGCGGCATGAACATGCAGCGCGAGCAGTTTGGCGCGCAGGTTGCCGAGAACAAGGAACGTCGTGCGCATGAGATGAAGATGCAGCAGGACAGCCAGCGCTTCCAGCAGGATCTTCAGAACAAAGCTCTTGAAAACCAGAAGGCACTGAAGCTTGCGGAACTTGAGTTTGCCAAGGCTGGCGCCGTTCGTCGTGAGCAGTTGGCTCCGCAGATCCTGAAGATGCGCCAGAATGCCGCGGACGACAACGGCAAGATAGCTGCTTACACGGTCCTTCAAACGCGCGGCAAGGAAGCGTTGACCGACAACATTGCTAAGTTCACCGAGTTTCGCACCAATCAGATGAAGGTCAAGGAGCAGGAGACCCTGATTGGCCAGCGCTCGGCAAACTCTGCGTTGACGCGTTTCTATGAAGACGTCCTCAACGCGAGCAAGGAAGGCAAGAAAACGATTGCAAAGCTCTATGAAGATAAGCCTTTCTTGGGCGTCTTTTCAACTGGACCGCTGAGCATCGAAGACGCTCCTGGTTACGACTTGATTGCAATGGATGAATCTGCTGGCGATATGTTTCAGGATCCAACAAATCCGGCTTCCATTGAGCGCGCAGCCAGAACTTATGGAAGAACGTTGAACCGCTTGACTGGCGGGCTTTCCGACACGGAAAGCGATGCTGAGTACGCGCTCAAGATTGATGACAATGCCGTCAATCGCAGGTCGCAGGACTTGCTAGCCATCAATGTTGCTCGTGCAATTGCCGAGCAGACTGGTGGCAACGTCCCGTCTGAGCAGATTCGCCAGACCATTGACCGCATCATCAAGGGTGGAGATGAGCCCGGTGACCAGGCTGTTCTGCTTGACATGATGCAACAGGCAGGCGTGTCTCCTGAGGTCATGCGGTCTGCGCTCAATCACTTTGCCGACGCGATGGACGGTACCGACAAGTCGTCGTTCAACAAGCAGATGATTCGCGAGCAGCGCGATGCTGCGCCTCCTGGATCTGCCAAGTACATGGCGCTTGATGCGACCTACAAGATGCTTGACGCTGCTGCTACCAAGGCGCGTGTTTCTGCATCTCATCTTCCTAGGTTTGAACTCAGCGAACTGGATTCGGCAATCAACTATTTGCAGGCTGCGGCAAGCGGAAGCGGCAGGGTTAATCGTGATGAACTTGCCAACTTTGTTGGTCTTGGTTTTGCTGGTCGAGAGGACGATGACTTGAGGGAGGCCATTCGTTCCGACACTCGCCTTGGTGAACTCGAAGGTTTGGGTGCCGACCCGCTTGGTCAGGTTCGCCGCAACCTTGGTTCTCTTGTTTCCCAGCAGGACAAGAATGCCCTTGGTATTGCTGAGCTTGAGCGGCGGTACAAGGAAGATTCCAGCACCGACATTGACGCCCTGTTGAACGCGCTCAGGAACATGCGTTGAACCGATGGAAGGAAGCCGTCCGCCTTGCCTTTGACAGCGTCCAGCAGGTGGGCGTGGCGGTGGTGACGCCGGATGCCGAGGACGTGCTGGAGTGGGGAGCAGAGGAGGGCGTCCTGTTCTACGACTGCGGAACCCCCACCCGCCGGTGGGTTGCCATGAATCCCCCTCAGAAAGCCGTCCGTGGCTGGCTGTGGGGATTGAGGCATGATTCGGTGTGGTTAAAGCGGAACCCGGCGTTCCTTATCCATCGGAACGGAAACACTTGGAACTGCACGGTAGGGGTACTTGTGCCGGCAGAAATGTCGTCTATCCTGAACCCATCTGATACCGTGGAGTTCCACTAATGGCCACGATAGATGATCGGCGTGACTTAGACGAATGGCTTGATACTGCTGTTGCTGAAGCAAATCAAACTCTTAGAAAACCACAACCAGTTCAACCAAGATCATCAGTAAAGCTTTCATCTCTTATTGAAGGAATACCCCCAGTGGATCCATATCCCGACATGACATCCACCTACGACTCGACCGCTGAATCGATGCGCAAAGTGCGCAAGGCTTCCGCTGGTGGGTCTGCAAAGAAGGTTGCCAAGAAGGGCGCAAAGAAGGTTGCCAAGAAGGGCGCACAGAAGGTTGCCAAGAAGGTTGCTGCTGGTGCCGCTGGCGAGGTTGCAAAGAAGGGTCTGATTCGAGGAGCCCTTAGCAGTATTGGGCTTCCCGGTCTTATCATTGGTACGCTGGCATATCCCGTCATGGAACGGTTGATTTACGGCGACCGCGAACAGCAGATGCGCGATCAGTACAAGTTGCAGGCCAAGATTGAGCAGGAGCAAATGGCCGGTGCTGGTAACGCCGGTGCAATGGGCGGCATGGCTAACCTTGGCGCAGCGCCTGACGAGCCCAGCATGTACTCGCTGAAGGAGGCTGAGGGTGATTCGCTGGCGGATCTTGCGTTTGCCAACAAGCGCAACCGCGCCCTGCGTTCCATCAACCGGTCTTCGAGTTCGGATGAACTTGCTGGCCTGCTTGCAGGTCAGGAAGCCCGCCTTCGTTCTCTCCAGTCACCGCGTCAGCTGACGCCCTACGAGATCATGGACATCATCGGTGGCTGACGACTATGGAATTTCAAGCTTCTTTGGGAACATGGATTCCGTTGTAAAAGAAGCAACTGCTCGTGGTCTCAAATATGTTGAAGACGAGCTTGCTGCTGGTCGGGTGGTTGTATTTAGAAAGCCCGAAACCGTTGATCTTATAAAGAATAGTTCTCTTTATGAGTATGTTGATCTTCCGGGCGGGGGCGTTCAGGTAATAAAGGTTGACCAGAACGCTAAGAATATCTTTGAAGGCAAAACTCCTCCTTCGGTTCCTGCAAAACCCGTTGCTGCAAATCAGCCAGAGCAGGCCCCTTCATCTCAACCAGTTGATCCAAAGAAACAGAAGAAGTTGCTGGAGATCAGGGCTGCTATCGAAGCAAGCCGACGCGCACGCGAAGCCAATCGCGAAGGCCAGGGGCTGAATCCCGAGATGACGCCTGAGCAGCGCGCTGACGCTGCAACGATGCGCGATCCGGTGGTTGCGAATACCGAGGGTCGCAGCGATCCGCGTTCCCTGCGCCGCGCGCCGAGGGTTGTGCGTATCGGCGGCAAGGAGATCGAGCTTCCGGAGGACTACGCGGAGCGCAAGAAGTTCCGCAAGTACCGGCTGGAGGAGATGGCAAAGATCGGTGCTGCACGTCGCCGACCTGGTCAGGACGAAAGAACCGCAGAGCAACTGCGTGGAACGCTTGGTCGCGCTGGTCGCCGCGCGGGCATGGCTGTTGGTGGGGTCGTGGGCGCACTGCCTAAGATGCCCCTGCCCAGCGCCCGAAACCCCCTTGTGCGGTTTGGGCTGCGGTACGGCAAGAACATCGGCGGAATGCGCGGTGGCCTCATGGGCCTCAGCGCTCTTGCTGGTGGGGCCTTGGTTGAAAAGTTGGTTCAGTCTGCTGGCGAGAACGCTGATCTGGAGCAGGAGTCGCAGGAAGAACTGCGGCGGTCTGCTCGTCAGGACATGCTCAACCTGCTGGGCCGCAAGGAGCACAAGCAGGCGCTCCAGATGAACATCGACGACAACCTGGCCCAGTTGCAGCAGAAGGCCCCGGATCTGTACATGTCGGTTGCCGCTGGGCGTCGGCTGCCCCAGGGCGCAGTTGTGATTGGCGGGATGCCCCGCCAAGATTTGTTGCAGCAGCTCGGAATGTCTATGTCCAACGGCGACTTTAACCAGTAATATAAACACCCATTAGGAGACACTCATGCCTGGCGAACCCACTCTTCCCAACGAGCACTACCCCGACTACTTCCAGATCGTGACCGTTCCCTTCAACCACACGTTTGAAGCCACTGCAGCAAATACGGTTCCGTTCATGTACGTCGAACCGCGTTCTAGCAACGGCACCGGCATTGTCGTTGACAGCATTGCAATCGGCATCTCGGTGGTCGAAGGCACTGCTGAAACCGTCGAAGTAGTGCACGCTACAACTGTTGATGCAACGAGCGGATTTGTGTCGATTCAAACTGCTACTACTTCCGTTAACGCGCTTGGCACGACTATCCCCACCATCAACACGAGCAACAACTTTGTTCCGGCTGGCAGCTGGCTCATGCTCAAGTTTGATGCCGCTCAGGCCAACACTCATGGCTGCGTGACCATCCGCTTCCGTTCTCGACTCAAGTAATCGCACACCCCACCACAGGACACTCACATGGCAACTGTTTCCCCGATTGAATTTCGTCCCACCGACATCTACCAGTACATTCCCCTCAGCTCACTTCTGGCCGGAACTTTGATTGGTGGCTCTGGCACTCTCGCCGCCGGCCACATCAAGGTTGCGGTTTTCAATGAGCCCGTGCGCGTCCTTGAGATGGTTGTGGTTACGGGCGCTGGTGCAGTTACAGGTTGCACGATTCGCGCTGCGTATGGAACGCAGAGCATTGCTGTTACCGCTGATCTGACGACCACTCTTGGTGCTGCTCTGACTGCAACTGGTTCTACTCTCGCTGCGTCTGCCAACAATAGTCTTCCGATTGACACGGCCACGACTTACGGTTCGGTCGACACTCTTCTTCCTCCCGTTGTTCCGGCTGGCTCTGTCATTGGCATCAACGTGACCACTACTGCTACCAGCACGGCTGCCGTTGTTGGCGTTTATCTCCGCTACCGTCCCGCCTAATCGGGAGGTAACGGATGTTTGATCCGATCCGGATTTACGACAAGCCGGCCGTCATCCTGACCCAGCTTGGGAACGGGATTGCGACAACCGACAGCGTCCGCAGAGCCATGTTTGACCCTGCGGCGCTGTCGCCTCGCGAGCGAGAGACGTACACCTCAGAACTGAAGAAGTCGACTGGCGGCAACCCGATTGTCGATACGGCGATTGATGTGCTTGGCAACCCGCTGACCTGGCTGGCGTTCATTGCTGGTGGGGCCATGGCTTCCAAGAACTTTGCCAAGAGCGGGCGGTTCTTCCTTGGCGGCATTGAGGCTGGTGGGTACGGCCAGTGGGCGCGCGGCAAGTGGCCGTTCCTGCGAAGCATCCGCGCGCTCAGCGCAGCACAGGAGCTTCACGGTACGCCGCTCAATGCGCTGCTTGAGGGAATCCCCGGGCAGATGAAGCAGTACCACAACGACTTTAGCAAGGAAGTCAGCGGTGGTGTTCGTAAGGTTCTCAACATCCTGAGCGAGAAGCACGGCACCAAGATCACAAGTCTTGACCCGGATATGGCGCCAAGTGCTGCGGCTGCGGAAGATTTGAAAATCATCCGTACAGCGCTGAATGCACGCCTTACTGGATTTGACAAGTCTGTTGAGTACAAGGAAGTTGCTGGCGTTGTTCCCATGCGGCACGAAGTCCTGACCAGGTGGAAGGATTCGGCTGGCAAAGAGCACAAGGAATGGATCAGTGTTGGCAAGGAGCAGTTTGACAAGTTCGAGAAGGCTCACGCCAGCGACATGAACAACATCAAGATGACCGTTGACGACAACGGTGAACTTGGCTGGTCCGGCGATTTCATGACTCGGTCAACGGTCGAATCGCAGAGCATGGAAGCGCAGCGTGACGGCACGTTCCGCAGCTTCCAGCTTGTTGACCCCACCACCCGCGTGCGCGGCGACTCAGCACTCCATTCCGGCATCGACGTTGAGATTGCCTCGCACACTCGCGGCCAGATGGTGGGGGACATCGCGCAGTTGAACCGGGATATTCAAGAGTTTGGCCTGCAGGACTTGATTGACGGCGCGCAGAAGATGCGCACCAAGATCAAGGTCAAGGTGTATGGCAACGAAGAGCACTACGGCAGGACGGGCGAGTTCATCAAGGATGACAACAAGATCCTTCGGATTGCCCGCGGTGTCATCAACGATGCCGAGAAGCAGGGACTCATTGGCAAGGACGGACGCCTCAACTACGACGAGGCAAACGTAGTCAACGAGATCCTTGGCAACGACATTGCCGGGATGATCGTGCAGTACGGCAAGAAGAACCCAGGTCGCGGCATGACTGCCAAGGACCTCAAAAGTCTGCTGGTCGAGACGTATGAGATCATGCTCAACGACCCGTACTACCTTCCGAGAAACACCGCAGCCGTCTTCAACGACACTGGCAGTTCCCGTGTTGAGGTTGAGCCCAGCCCGTTCTCGCGGCCTGGCTCCTTCGTTGAGGGTCTTGGCCGAAAGATTGAACCGTCAAGCCGCACGAAGTTCCGCACCCGGAACCTCATCCCGATTGATCCGCACGATCTGGAGTTCATGGCTGATCGGTACGGACAGACTCCCGAACTGAATGACGCCATTACCTTCTCAAATGCAAGCGTGATCCGCCAGAAGAAGATGGACGTGCGGGGCAACTACAAGGTGCACCGGATTGCGCCGGACATTGCGCTTCAGAAGTACATCGTCTCGAGCGCGCGCGATGCGGTGATGTTTGCCGACGATCCGCTTGAAAACAAGAACATCATTGCGGCACTGAAGGATTTCAGCATCGGTCGCACGAATGTGCGGTACCCAGCCCCCACCGGCGAGGAGAAGGGCGCGGGCGCGTGGCGTCGCATCTGGGCTGCTGGTCAGGAGGAGCGTCCTGCTGGCGGATTCTCGCTTCATGACATTGTCGAGACGCAGATGAAGTCGCTCGAGGATCAGATGGGTGCGGACGCGTACCTGCCCAGTTCCTTGCGGCAGCACGTCTTGCCGGCGGTGTTTGGGTATCGGCCGGTTGAGGATGGTGCGGCGCGTGGAATGTCAATGTGGCTTAAGGGCCACACGCTTTCTCTGGCCAACAGCGATTTCTTCAAGGCGGTTGAATCCAACGGCGGTGTGGCTGAGCGGTTTGTGCGCGGGATGCGTCGGTTTGGAACTTCCGCACCTGGAAGTTCGACCGACCTTGGCAGCAGCGTGGCTTCGATGTTTTACGGTTCGACCATCGGCTTGAACCTCAACACGTCACTAACCAATCTGCTGCAGCCGCTGCACAACCTGCACCAGTTGGGTTTCAAGAACACGGCCAAGGCCTACGCCCAGACCATTGAGCAGATGTACAAGTACGGGCAGGAGCGTGCGCGCCTGGGTCGTGGTGCAAGCCCAGAACAGATTGAAGCGGCGATGGACGCAACCATGTCCCGCAAGCTTGCTGGTGGGGTCAACGTCAGGATGCGCGAAATTGCTGACATTGGTAGTGCGTGGGATGCGGTGGAGAAGCCTGGCTTTGGTGCCCAGTTGGCAACCAGCAGGGGCGGCGTGTTTGAGGCGGTGATGAAGCCATTCCAGCTGACGGAAATGGTAAACCGTCTTGCTACCGGAAACGCGGTGCTCAACGCTGCCGAAGAAGGCTGGAAGATGGGTGGTCGTCGTAACATATATGACCCGTTCCGCGCGCAGCAGGAAGCGCGTTCGGCGGTCGAGGCTATGCAGTTCGGCAGCAGTCCTCTGAACCGACCGATCATGTTCTACAAGGGGTTCCTGTCGAATCCCGCCATCAGGCAGTTCATGCAGTTCCCGGTGCGCTCGGGAGTCAACATCCTGACGATGCCAGACATCGTCGGTGGCTCGCGCACTGTTCTTGGGAAGGAAGTGACTCGCAAGGGTTGGATCGGAACCAAGGGCATTGACACCATGCGCATGCTTGGCGTGTCGGCAATTGCCTACGAGGTCGGCAAGAACATGCTGGGCGCAGACTTGAGCCGCGGACTTGCGGTTGGGTTTGTGCCGGACGTTGATGTCGAGAAAGACAAGGAGCTGATGGTTCCTGTCCCGCCGTTTGCCGATGCCATGTACTCGGGCGTCCGCTCTTTCATGGCTGGTGGGGACAAAGAGATTCTGAGCGATGTGGTGCCGATGATTATTCCCGGCGGCGTGTCGATCAGCCGTGCTCTTGGTGGGCTTCCTAAGAGCGAGACGCTTCAGGCCCTTGGGTTGCAGAAGCGGTACGCGGGGTGGGATCAACAGGATGCCGAAGGCAATGTGCCGGTGTTTGACAACAACGGTCGCATGCTGGGCATGTACTCGGGGTCAGACATTGTGCTGCGTGCAATGGGCACTGACATGGGTCGGTTCCAGAACCAGGGCGAGGTGACTCAGTTCCTCCTGAAGAACCGCGATCAGATGCGCGATCAGCGTCGCGAGTGGATTGCTTCGGTGCTTGGCAACAACATGAGCCAGGCACAGAAGATCAAGACCAACTACGAGCGTCAGTTCGGGATGCCCCTCACGGTGACGCAGCAGCAGATGCGAGAGGCTGCTCGCGTGCGCGAGGAAAGCGTTGCGGCCCGCACCCTTAAGTCCATGGACAAGGATCTCCAGCAGCAGTACCAGGATGTGCTGCAGGGATCTGTGCCGCAGGCCATGCTCAACGCACAGATGCCGCTTGAGCAGGGTGCTATGTACGTCTGGTCGAATCTACCGAAGAGATAGCCATGGACACACCTTCAAAAAAGTTTGCGCAATCAAGGCTGTCGACTACTACGACTCCATCTGAAATCTATGACTTGGCATATGGTGATCTTGCGCCTGAAATCTTGAAGAAAGCACGCAAGTATCAATCAGAAAATCCATTGCACGATTACATGCGTACTCCGGATTACTCTGATAAATTCATGGAATCACCTATTGAGGTGAAGCCAATGGAACACAACTTTGCTCGCGCTATGGTCAATCGCAATGACCTTCCGACAATTCATCTTCGGAACGATCTATATGGATCTGACAATGATCCTATAAAGAAAAACTTGTCGTTGATCATGCACGAAGTCCAGCACTCTATTGGAAGTGGAGACACTCCTGGAACTAAAAAGATTGAGAGACAGCCAGTAGATACTCTTGGAAACAAAGAGTTTCTTGGTGATGATTCTCACGCGATTTCTTCAGCTGAACTTCCTGCATACATTGCTCAATTGAAACTGCAAAGATTCCAGAACAGCAAGAAGTATCCATCAGCAGAAAATCCACAAGAGTTGATTGAACATCTGAAGCAACTTGAGAACAAATACCCACAGGGCGATTACTTGAATGACGTAATACGTTTCCTTCAAGAATCACCTGAAACGGGAATTATGTTTTGGAATTCAGTTGCCCGCCGAAACAATGAACTCAACGGGCTACTGGCTTAGTGGCATCCAGAACTCGACAACCCCAGGGACATTATGCCAACGCACCGCACCCAGGATTGCCCGGTCCACGAACCTCGATCCGACCCAGAGGGGGTTCAGGCCGGGGCACGCCTCGGCGACCTGGGAGACGGTCCGGCGGTTGAGGGTGGTGGACATGTGGATGTCCTCCCCGGTGGCCCAGGTGCGGGTGTAGGTGTTAGCGGCGTGGCGGACGGTGAAGGGTCCGGTCTCGTATGGCCCCACGAGCTCCTCGGGTGGGGGTCGATCCGGTGCTATGTTGTACCTGCAAAGGACCCACCAGCGTCGGGGGTGGGTGGGGAACTCGCAGGTCAGTAGGTAGGAGGTTCCCCGTTTACGGTGGCGGGATGGCATCCAGAGGCGGGGGATAGTGGTGTTGAGGTAGAGACGGGGTGTCTCCATCCGACCGCCCCTGGAGGCCGCCCAGCCCGTTTCAAGGGTAAGTCTCTGTGTTCTTTCCTGGTTCATAGGGTGCCTCCCGCACCTTCTGAAGAGTACCGAGGATCATCAGGCTATCCCTGCGGACGTCGTTCATCCAGTCGATCATGCCGGTGGTGGTGACGCCCTTGCTGCTCAGGTCGATTAGGTGCTGGACCATGCCAATGCCGATCATGCCGGACTGGGTCTTGTTGACCATGTCCTCGAAGAACTTGGGCTGTGTGATCCGGTGGACACGCTCGATGGCGCATTCTGGAAACCGCTGATTCCAGCTGAAATTCATGCGGTCAAGGACGGCGGGTGAGGGATGCGTGTAGTAAATAAAACCCCACGAGGAGTTGTCTTCGCTCGTGACGCAGATGGACCAGCGGTCTGGCTCAAGGCCGTGCAGGCTGGTGGTGGCCGAGATGTGTTCCTTGATGTCCTGATACGAACCTTGGTCAGGAATCGAAACAACGATGGTGGATTCGTAAGGCATACCCTCATCCTAAAGGTAAGTAGTGAAAGGGCCCCGTGGATTTTCATCGACACGGGGCCCCTATCCGGGGGTTCGTACCCACCAATGAGGGGAGGGGGCTCCTTGTGGGAACTCCCCCTCCCCGGCTGGTGGGGCTTGGTAGGGTCAGGCAGACAGCGTCTTCTGCAGGAACTCCTTGCGGTACTGCCGTCCGTCCTTGGCCGTATCGTACTGGCACTTGACGACAACAGCAATCACAGCGTCGGTAGTTTCCAGACGGTGCGACAGGTCGGCAAGTGCGGTTCCGATATCCTGCGGCTCGCGGCGCAGGCAGGTGGTGAGGTGGCCCTTGAGGCGGCGCAGCTCGATCTCTGCACGGGTCTTGGCACCCTGGTCGGTCAGGGCGTTCATGTCGGCCGGCAGGCGGATGGGGGCACCCACCCAGCGGCGCGGCTCGTCCTGACCCGGATCATTGATGAGCTGATATGAGAACTGGATCTCATAACCGGGGAACGTCTGGCCGTCTTTCTGCTTGAAGGTGCTTTCCTGCATGTTCACGTCGGTGACGAGGCAGTCGTGGTTACCCTCTTCCGGCCACCAGCCGAGCGAGCCGAGGCCCGAGTCAGCCTGAACGGCCTGGAAGTTGTTGTTGAGGGCGGCGAAAACGGTCTTGACCTTGTTGTCAATAGGCATAACGGACTCCGATAAGAGTGGTGAGAAGAGAAACAGAAACAGTAGGAGAGAGGCGACACGCGCCCCCCGCGTCAGCGGGGCGCGTTCGCCGCGTCATACGCAGACTGAAGTGCAGCCCATGCTGCTTCCGGGGGAAGCTTCAGGGTTTCCATGGGCTGCATGGTGCGGACCTTTGCGATGCCCTCGAGCTTTGGGTTCGAGAACGTGGCAAAGTGATGGCGCACCTTTTTGCTGCTGACGTTGGTCTTCTTGATGATGCGGTCGCCGACCTTCACCTCGACCTCGCGGGATTCCTCAATGACATCCCAGGTGGTGGTGATGGGGACAACCAGATCGAACATGGGGAACATGCGTGCGTACAGGCCGTCCGAGATGAGGATCTTGTACTCCTCAACGTGCTGGTTTTCGGAGAGCGGGATGTGCTTGCGGGACAGGTGCGCGATGTAGAAGACACCGTAACCATGACGGCGCAGCGATGCACCGAACTCGATCAGGGTATCAAACAGGCGCTCCCAGCCCAGCCGTCCGTCGACATCGGTGAACTTCTCGCGACCGTACAGGCTGGCGATGTGCGGACGCAGCAGTCGGATGGCAGCACCGAGAGTGTCGATGACCACGGTTTCGGGGCGCGGCTGATTACGGACGGCAAGGTCAATCAACTGCTTGTGCTTCTCCTCGACCAACTTCCACGACAGCACCATAGGGTTGCCCCGCTCGTCCTGCGCCCGGCCATCGACGCCGGGAGTCGGCCACATCACTGCCTCGCTCGTCGAGCAAACAGCGGGCGTCTCGTCGAGGTTGATGATGAAGGCATTGGGATTGGACTGAAGGAGGAACGATTTGCCAGAGCCTGCTTCGCCAACAACCAAGCCGAGCATGCGCCCAAGAGGGACGCGGCCAGTGACCACCGAAGCGCCGAGGGAAGGGTATTTGGAAGCAAGGGTCTTACCAGTAGCAAGGGCGTGTGTCATGATGTCGCCTTAATCGAGGAAGGTAGGTGCGCGCATTCCACCGGGGAGAATCATCCTCTCTCCTCCCATGTAGACAGCCGGAGCATCCGGCATTGGTCGTGGATCATCAAACTGGGCAGAGACGGATTCGTCCGCAGATTCCTGGCTGACCGGCTGTATCTCACGGGCTACAGGTCGGTAGCCAGGGATGTTGACGACCATCTTCTTCTCGAATGTGATGCCGATATCTTCACACCATTCGGCAAACACGCACATAGAGATGTTGCACTTGTGCTCGTTGTTGAAGATGTTGAGGAGGCTTGAGCGTGACGTGATGTCATCATGCTCCGTAACAATCTTCGCGATCTTCGGCTGGATCACCTGCTCAAGGATTTCTTGCTGGAAGTAGGTGAACGGGTTGACTCGGTTGCTCATGCCATGTCTCCTTCGGGGACTGCGTCGTCTCGGTCACGCTGCACAAAGTTCTCCTGACGCACGATGTCCGGCCACACAACAGGGTCGGTCATCATGAACGGCAGGTACACGCTCGGCGTGCCAGTGCCTTGGATCGGGTCGCCCATTTCGAAGTTGTCCGGATAGGGTTCGCGGTTCGCATATGAACGGCAAAACTTGAGGCGCTCATGATACTGCGTGATCAGCTTGGTATCAAGCAAATGTGTCGCGGAAGTGTAGGAAATGTTGACGCACGGATTGGTGAGTCGCTCGGGCTCCATATGTAGATACTCACCCGTGCCCGTATACCACTCGTAGCATCGCTGCTCGTAGAGGGCGGGATCCGGCTCACCAACAAACACCTTCTCGTTGCGCGGTTCACCCTTGCGCGGACCAGACTTGAGCGGGCTGGTGTCGAGCGTGAACGGGCGGTCCTTCATGCCGAACTCGATGGTCGGCTTCTGCACCGCAATGTGGATCACGCCACCCAGGCGCTCGGCGTTGTACTCCGCGAGATCCAGTTGGTTCATCACGTGGAAGTAGTGCTGTGTCTGGAACTCGATGGGGCATGCCTGCAGTCGCTCGGTTGCACTGCCGCTTGTGGTCTTGAAGTCAACGATCCACAAGTCCTTGGGCTTGTTCGGGAACTTGATGAGCGCGTCGGGCTGGATGACGCAGTCTTGGAAGCGGAGCATCGGCTCCTGCGCCACGATGTCCACGAAGTCAACCCACCCACCCAACTTGCCGGTGGGGCCTTCGCCGTCGAGCTTGAACTGGACAGTCATCGAGGCAGAGAACCAGGCCCACGCCGTGCGGGCGTCCTTCTCCTCGCGCTCCTGGATCTCACGGATGAGTTCAGCGGACTGGCCGGCGGTGCGACCGTAGGCACGGAGTTCCTGCAGGCGCAGGTCCATGACGCTCTCGTACATCTCGAGGGCGGCTTCCTTGTTCTTGCGCAGCGAGTAGGCGGCGAAGGCAAGGTGTGCCCACGATCCACGGGACAGGGCCGCGCTGTAGCGGGAGGCCTTGACCAGCCCGAGGCGGCGGCTCAGGTACCACGAGAACGGGCACGAGCGGAGCGAGCGGTAGTCGGACGAGCGGATGCCCACGTTGCGGGGTGCGATGCCGTGGTAGGAAAGCCATTCACGGGCATCCTGTCCTCCGGTGGTGGGGACCTTGGGGGTTTCGGTTTCTGGTGGCATGTGTTTCTCCTGAGGTTGTTGAGCGAACGCGGGGCGCACCGCGACCCCCCGCGTTCGCGAATCTACGGGAGGAGGGTGTAGTATGTACTTCACCCATGCTGATGATCTAATCTCTCGCCCAGGATGGGCAAAGAACAAGATGCCGTGGGTTTACCGGCAATGCGGGTAATGGGAATCCCGCTCAGCAAATGGGCTCTTACGAAGCGGTCGTTTCGTAAGCGGTAAGGAAAAGTGGTAAGTGTTTCTTACCGTTTTCCGGAACCGGAAAGTTCAAGAAAGTGGAACTTTAAGTTCCACCCTGACGGTAGCCCAGACGCCAAAGCAGTCTGGCAATGTCCGTGGCTGTGTCTGCTACCGCTTGCTCGTCGAGCTCAGGTCGGATGCAGTGCAGTGCTTCGTGGATGATGGTGTCCATCTGGTCCTTCTCGGACGGCCACGTGCCGATGCGGATGATGCGTCCTTCGACGTGGCCTGGGTCCTGCATGTCACCGTAGTCCCGCATGTTGGGGACAAAGCGCAGGGTCCAGTACTTGCCGCCGAGTCGGACACGCATGGCTGGTGGGGTCTAGTGGGCGAGATGGAATTCTGGGGTCAGTTGGTAGTACGTCTTCGAGATGTTGCCGGTGGACTTGCCGGACTGCTTGGCAAGGTAGAGGCGCATCCAGACTGCGCCCTGCACTTCGGGACCACGGCCCTGTTCGATGTGCCAGCCGGAGTGGCCGTCGCCGAACTCGTCCTTGTAAGTGCCTGTGCGGACGTGGTACTGAATGTCGCTGACGATGCGGCAACCGTGGCGGTCGCAGACCATGCGCTCGCGGGACAGCGGCATGAACCACTGCTTGTGCACGTGGCCCTGCACGATGACGTCTGCGTCCGGCGTGATGGCTGCGTTGCGCCTGACCTTCAGCGTGTCGAAGGACATGAGGGCTGCACCGCCGGAGCCGTGGAAGTACTTGAGGCTGAGCGTATACCGCTCCCCGTTGATCTCCACGTTGAACCGGATCCATCCACCGTAGCCTCCGGCGTGCACCTTGTGTCCGCTGGTCTGGCTCATGCGCTCGCAGGTGCGCTCGGTGATGTCCGTCTCGCAGTTCTTGAGGATCGCGGACTCGTGGTTACCACGACCGATGACCACGAAGTTCTCGGAGTACGGAGCGTAGAAGTCGGAGGCGTGCCGGACTAGGGAATCGAGGTAGTCCGCAGCCAGTGCATGCTCTTCTCGAATGCCCGCCTTGTTACGGCGAGGATCAAACTTGCCTTCCATAGCGCAATGTAGATCGCCGACATCAATGATGCCAGCCTTTCTTTCACGCGCTTCATTGAGGTGCTTGAGCTCGAGGTCATGGTCGGCGTGGGGGTTGTCGTGGTGGCGGTCCCCGGACAGCAGGAACCACCACTCATTCGTTCGCGAGGTGCAATCGAGATCAACAAGGTGGATGTTCCTTGTTGCTGCCCTCACCTGGAACGGGACGTTTGCCATCAGATCTTGGAGCCATGCTTCTTGCAGAGGTACCAACCGGCAACAAAGCCGATGACACCAAGCAGGCCCGCGAACCAAAGGTTACCGAGGAAATCAGAGAAGTCAGCAAGGATCATTGTGAACCTTTCTTTTGGAGGCGTCGCCACGCCGCGTCAAACTCAGGGTCTGAGGCCCGCCGCGCAGCGACATACTCGCGGGCATTCTCAGGGTTGTTGGGATCAAGCATGCCAGCGGCCAGGTCCGCGTCCCGTACCTTGGCACGGGGGAGCCAGCCGATGGCGATGCGGACGGCGGTACCGAGGCCCGTCTGCCAGAGCAGCACGACCACGCCCACGACCACCACGGCGACCGCCGCCATCCATAGAGTGGAGAGCCAGGCGGGCACCTTGTCCTCCAGACCAGATAGTTGAGTGTGAGTATCAGCAGCCAGATCGTTGATGCGCTGGGCACGGGTCACTACCTCCCGGTCACCCGTTGCTTGGCCATGGTCAACGAGGACCTGGGCCTCCTCGCGGATGGCGTTGGTGTTGCTGTTGACCTTGGCCAGCGGGCTACACCCCACCAGCAGGCTAGTTGCGAGACTCAAGCTGGCGATCAATCTTGTCCAGCCGATCATTGATCGATTCCTGTTGGGTCACTAAACGCATGAGCAGTCGGTCGTGCGTGAGGTACCCGCTGCCGAGGATGGTGAGCAGCGTCAGCGCTACGCCGATGATGCCAGCCCAATCGCGCAGCGACAGCTTGACGATGTTGTTCTGCTCTACGGTCATTTCTTATCCATTTTTACTATCACGGCTCCGTTGCCAGCACCTGAATCGCGCCCGTGTTGAACCGGACGCACAACTGCGTCTTTCCAGAACCGTTGTCTCTAGCGTAGACCACCGCCTTATTAACTGCCGGAGCCGCTGGGTCAGACCGTTCGGTGTACAACAGACGGTCGTGGAAGTACACGCCACCGACATTGATCTGGTTGCTGCCCGATGCGGAATCAGCGTCCTGATCCTTGCCGATGACGATGTTGTTGTCGCCCGTGGTCAGCGCATCGCCAGCCCGCCAGCCGAACAAGCAGTTGTACTTGCCCGACATCGGATTGTTAGAACCTGCCTGATAGCCAACGATGGTATTGCCATCTGCCACGGTCGTGCCTGACAGATATCCCGTATGAGTACCGCTGCCGGAGGTTGCATTGTTGATTGCTGCTCCGCCCGGAGTCAGGGCAAGATTGAATGTCGTGCCTGACTGCCCAACAACGTAATACGTCACACCCGCAGACAATGCGCCTGGAAGGGTCCCCGTAGTTGTAAAGGCTACCTTTGTGCCGTTGACTGGGGTGGAAGTTGCCCAAGTCACAACAATCGGGGAACCCGCTGCAATCGTTACAGAGAATGAAGCCTGTCCAGAGGTGTCCTTGGGGAACTCAAACGCCTCAAATCCAACCACGGTATTTTGCGATGCGTTGTAAGGCGGGTTGGTAGCAAAGAACTCGTTGGTCTGGTTGTCGATGGTGGCATTTCCCCAACCCGCACCGCGACCGATCATCACATTGTCGATACCCCACCAATTTCGGTATGCGGCATTCGTACCCGCAAAGGTATTGTTGCTTGCCTTGCAGCCATCTCCCGCATACTCGCCAAGTGCGGTGTTGTTGTCACCGAGTTGGTTCTGCACCAATGCTTGATTGCCGACGGCGACATTGAACGCGCCTGTCGTGATTGCAAGACCAGCCTGAAAGCCAACGGCGGTGTTGCTACGCGAGGTCGAAGTCGGCTGAACAGCCTGAAGAGCCGATGCTCCTACCGCCGTGCTTGCGCCTACATTCATTGCTCCGGCAAGTCCACGAAGCGCATCGTTTCCGACCGCCACATTGCTGTTGCCTGTTCCATTGTTTCGGAGTGCATTTGCACCAACAGCGGTATTGCTGCCGCCCGTTGTCGTAACCAATGCTGCAGCCTGCCCAATCACGGTGTTGCTGCTGGATGTCAAATCTCGTCCAGCAGCAGAGCCGATCAGCGTGTTAGTATTGCCCGTAGAGATGGTCCCGCCTGCGCTAGATCCAATGCAGGTATTGTCAAATCCGCTGGCGTTCGATGGTCCGCCAGTAATCAGACGACCTGCGTTGCGCCCAACAAGAGTGTTGTCGCATCCACCATTAATGTTGTAGCCAGCCTGATACCCGACTGCGGTGTTTCTGTTTGCATCTCCAACTACACCAAGCGCGTCGCTGCCGACAGCCGTGTTCTGTCCAATTCCATTGTTGCCCTTGCCGATGCGAAGGCCGCTAATGGTTGCATCGTTGGTAACAGTCAGGTTTGTGAACGTCGTACTAGAGACATTTTCAATTGAACCAACACGCTGTGCAGTAAACGTTCTTCCGGAAGTTGCACCGGAGATTGCAACGAGTTGTCCGCTTCCTGAAGTTGTAACTACTACTGCCCCACTAGTAGTCGCAACAAGCAAGTCTGCTGCACTGATTGTTCCGCCGGAAATCACCTGCAAAAGACTTTCAGTTTGAAGTTCAACCGGTTCTCCATTCGGCACTTCCTTTGATCCGTTGACGCCGAAGATTGTGTCAGTCGCGGCGGTCGTGACAGCCACGAATCCAGGGGTGCTTGTCATCTTGACACACGCGTATGCGGGAATGGTGCCGGACGCTCGGATGGTGGGGGTGTTCATGTTGTACTCGAGTCTTATGTTTCAAACTGGAGTTGAAGAGTATCGATGGCTGCTCCGGTGGGCTTGTTTGTTACCGTGATTGTAATTGGTCCTACAGGCACAGAACAGAATGCAGAAAACGCAATGAAGTCACCCGGATCAACTTGGAAAGGTGTCACCGAAGTTCCTACTGCTACAACCTGCACGGTGGCAGATGCCTTGACATTTGAAAAGTCCTGATTCACTGAGGAAATAACAGTGAGAGTTCCTTCAGTTGAGAACGTGACATCACTAGGAACAGAAATCAAAAAGGTCGTGGATGAAAAGAAACCAACAGCACGAACCCAGTTTGTTACTGCTTCTTCATCAATAATACCAGAGAGGTTGTTCCAGTTCATCGCGTTTGGCGTTGAACTTAGAAGCGGTTCAATCCGACTTCGCTGTGAGCGAATGGGTGTGTTCTCAAACAACCGTTGTGTCCGCGTGCGTGGCCGCATTAGAGTCCTGCTGCAAGAACCGTGATGCTTGCGCTAGCAGCTGCGTATGGTCGAACCTCGATGTACTCGCAGCCCAGCGTGTCAACAAGAATGAAACCGCCGGGAGCAGTAGTGCTTGTTCCGTTGTAATTCTTGGAGTCGCCCTGTGATGGGGTCCATGATGTAAGTTCAAACACAGTTCCAATGCCAGGGATTGCAGACGAAGACGCAGTGCATGCTCCGGCAAGAAGAACAAGGAGCTGAGGAACGTACGTGTTTGTTTCCTGAACGTAGTTCCATCCGTAGACTGCAATGTTGGTGGTCTGGCTGGTGGTGGTATAGAACTTGAACTTCAGGTAGTTCAGGCTCGCACCAAAGACAACGTTTACGGCGGGATTCGCGGCCGGCTTTGTTTCAGTCAACCGGATTGGCGCTGCCGTCGTTGCCGACATTGTAATCGTCGGGTACTGGTGGAAGTTCTTCGCGTCGGTCGTGAGTGTGACGTATGACATGGTGTTCCTGCGTGATGAGCCATCTGGCTGCCCACTCACCCGCTGCCCTGCGCTGGCCTGCTGTGCTGGTGGGGAGGACGATCAGACCGATGGCGTACTCCTGCAGGATACGCATAAGGGAGTCAATCGCAAGACCTGGGTGTGGCTTTCCGGGTTTGATTATGGGTGTCCCCACCAGCCCTTCAAGGAGGAGCAGCGGGCGAGCGGTCTCGTCCCGGAGGCGGCGGCAGCACTCGGCGAACCGGCGTCGGCCGTCAGGGGTGAGGAGATTCTGGGTGATCTCGTCAAGAGAACCCTTGCGCTCGACAACCGCTGCTCCCCCATCAAGGGCGTAGTCGCCCGTCTTCATCGTACGCTTCTGGGTACGAAGGCGTACCGTAATACCCGACTGATGGCACGGATCCTTGTTCGGGTCAAGGCAGACGATGTACTCGGGAAAGGTGAACGGCTTCTTCTCCCGCTCGTCAACAAGGATGGTGTACTCCCGCTTCACTCGGCGGCAGTATATGGATCCGACAACTTGAAGGTAAAGGGAATGTCCCTGCCGAACATGTCTTGGCAGGTGTCGAAGATGCACCGCTGGATGGTGTGGTGCACCTCGTCCTTCTGGGTTGACGTCTGGAATACCAGCTCGTCGTGCAGTTGCAGGGACATCTGGCACCTGTCTAGAAGCAGAGACATGTTGGTCTGGAGCATGGACATGAACACGGCGGCGTGACCCTGGACCATGAACGACGTGGTGTCGTGCATAGTTTTGGCGGCGCTGTGCATATATGCAATGCCGGCATGGTCCAGATACAGGTTGCCTTGTGTGCCTGCCTGGTGCCACATGGCTCGCGTGTTCTTGTAGTCAGTCCACTGAGTGAAGACCGGGAGTTCCGCGATCTCGTCCTTCGTGATGAGGTTGGCGGACGTAGCGATGGCGGTGCGCCATGCCTTGTCGACACCGCCGCCGTTGACCCCCACCAGCAGGGCGATCTTGGAGATGCTGCGGTTGCTGCCAAGGCTGGAGTACGGGTCGGGTGAGAAGGCGAAGTCGTACATCCGGCGGTCACGGGACAGGGCTGCTGCGATGCGGAGCTCGAAGGCAGTCATGTCCATGTGGTACAGGCTGTCGCTGGTGGGGACCATGAGACTGCGTAGTTCCTTGGTCCAGGTCTGGACCGCTGGTCGGCGGGCGGACAGGCGGGCGGACTGGGTACCGCCGTCGTCCGTGGGTGCGCCGTACCACGAGGGGTAGCAGATCCGCTTGTCTCCCACGGTGACGCAGCCTGAGTTGACTTCGATGCCCTGGCCGCGGCTGATCTTGTCGGCCAGGATCTTCCGGCACTCCTGCTCCATGGATTCGTACGTCGAGCAGGAGTTGAGTTTCTGCAGCAGGTGCAGGTTCAGGTCGTGCTCGAAGTCGTGCTTGATGATGGCCGACAGGATGTTCCGGTTCTCCTTGTTGTTGCGCACGCTGCGCTTCTTGTCGGAGTACTCGAGGAGACCGGCATCGTGCAGGTTGTACATGATGCGGTCGGCGTGGGTCACGGCATCGTCGATGAGCTTGCCCTGCGTGGTGCCGCTTCCCTCGCCGGACAGGATGATGCTTCGGTCGAGGAGGTCTGCCTCGTGCTTCTCGTAGGCGAGGCGGCAGTCGTCCGCGTAGTCGAGGAGCTTGTCCTTCTGGAATGCCTGGCCGGTGAGCGACAGGTTCTCGATGTTCCAGAGGCGGTCGGAGTGGAACATGATGGAGGATGGCGTGAGCTTCTGGCCACGCTCGTCGGCGATGCGCTGACATAGGGCACGCGCTGCGAGCACTGCGTTGTGCGTGTCCTCGGCGTTGTACTTGATGGCGTCGGCGCACATCGGGAACCTGAACTTCCCATCCTTGAGTGTGCGCTCGTAGGCGAACGCGCCAAGGGCTGGGCCCAGTGCCTTGAGCGAGCGCTCTTTGCGTGCACCAGAGTGGATCCACGAGAGGATCACGGTGTCCACGAGGGTGGGCTTCGGGTTGCTGCTGAGTATGTAGTCCAGCGACTTAAACTGCCGCAGGTACATGAGGTCGTACACGATGTTCGAGCCGACGATGGTGTCGGCCTTGCGCAGCATGTCCTCGAGCACCATGATGTCGTTGCTGCACATGTCGATGACCGCTGATTCCCCAGGCTCCCAGCTGGTGGGGTCCGACGGTTCGCCTTCGACGATGGTGATTGCGCACTGCGGAACCATGCGGCAGGGCAGGATGGTGCCGAGGTCAACCTTTGTGGAGAGGCCGGGGTGGAAGACGGTCTGGTCTGGGCAACGTGCGCCCTTGTTCTCGAAGAACTCGAACGCGCCGTAGGTTTCGATGTCGAGTGAGATGATGAGTGGCTTG